CTGAACTGCCCAGCTGCAGTGTCCGTCACTGGGAACTTGTAGCTGGTGCCGCCTGTCGAAAACGATGCTGGTCCGCCTGCATTTGTCAAGGGCCCAATCTGCACAGGTGTGCCAGTTGGGAACAATCTCCATGTGCTCGGCGGTGCAGGTTGGGTTGATCCTGCAGCACTTATGATTCCTACGATAGGCTGCGTGGTGTTTACTATTGTGTTAGGTAGCACTGCATTCCCAATTCCTGGATAGGTGATTGAAAATGTGGATACCGTCACGTTGTTCGCGCCTGGTAGGCTGGCAGTGATGCCATCGTTCTCGGGTGTTATGGCTGCACTAATGGCTAGTGGAACATAAAGTCGCACGTGATAACGCAACATCAATTGAAAAGTTGCTGACGTTACCACATCTCCGGCTACGGCAATGACTAAACGGCCTGGCGAGTAACGACGAATGTCGCTTCCGGGTTGGGTGTACATCTCAGGTTTGTCCTGTGTGCTCACTTGGACTCCTGATTCTGACTCCACCCAAGCCTGCCTGACCGTGGTTGAACGTAGGGCTGTCAGAAAAGGAATAACTTCCGACGAGCTTGTTGGTATGGCTAACTCTGGATCTTCAATCCAGCCCATAGTATAGCCACTCTGCACTACGGAACCGTTTAAGGCGACAAGGTGCAAGGATGCCTGTTTCCAGTCAATCCGTTGCCAAGCGCCTGAAAGGATCCCGAGCCTACGTGCTGTCAAAGGGGTGATGATCTTGTTATGGACGATCTGCCCTGGCGTTGAACCCGCCGCTACTGTGATTATAGCGGCCACTTCCTCTCCTCTTACCACATAATCTTGTGTGGCGCGAGGGCTGGTCGATTGGTTGTTGACACCGACCGGCAGAAGGGGGGTGCGTGCCTGCCCATTCACACGTTGTGGGGGGTTGTAGTTACGCTTTGAACGGTTTGCTCCTCCGTTCGAGGGTGCGGGTGTTCGGCTTTTGCCTCCGTTTCTATTCTTGTTAGGCATAGTGCCTAGCGGAACGGATCCTCATCGAATTGGAGGTTGTCACCCAGCTCCGGGAGCTCTATTGTGGTGCTCTCTATACGTAACTGTTCTGCAACTGGAATACCCCACGTTTGTTCATATTCCAGTCTCGCCTCATAACTCGGTGGTATGAGTTTTACGTTGCAGGGCCTCATGTACTCTTTCTGGGCTCGATAATGATTGCCCGTGATCGTATATCCCTTGGACAGTTTGGAAAGTGTGTCACCTATGTATTGACCTACAGGTAACCCAACCCCCAGGGCCATTTCACATAGCCCCACGGATCTTAAGTACTTGTTCTTGAATGCGGGTGTAATTGTGCGTATGGCCCAGGGCAATCTAGCAAGCAACCTAAAAGGGTTGCGTACCAGTCGCCAGCAGGTTCCATCGTACACCGGACGGGTTTGACAAAATTCCAGTTCCCTGAAATTCTTAGTCACACACTCAAGCTTTGTCTTCATTCCAAACTGCTCAAAGAAACTTGGGTCAGGTTTGACATCCCCTTCAACCATCATTACTGAATCGTCACCGTCCACATAGTAGCATGCCTCCCACCCGTTATGTTCGGCAAAGGCTGCCAACATGGCATAGTTTATGATGGAGTTCCCAAGCCCGGTGTTTTGATCTCCGGACATCCTGGTACCTCGCGTCTCATATCGCGTTCCATGTTTGGTGTAGCCTTTGTTGGTTATTTGCATAGCTAACAATTTCCCTAATTCTTCTCTGTCTATTCTGGGAAAACACCTCTTATAAAACTTGTGCTCAAGTTTCAAAAGGTCTACGTTACAGTGTGCATCGAATTTAGAATGATCGATACAGATGATTGTTGGATCCTGGAAATGTTCAAACTTTTGCCACAGATCACCTCCGCGTTGTGTCAAGTTGCGGCTCTTCGCAAAACACGGTGTTCCTGATGCATCCGTGCTCTTGTACACACTCTTTTCCACTTGGTGCAAATAAGTGGCTAATCGAAGGCAGTAGCGCTTATTGCGGTACTGTATACACCTTGGGGCGCCGAAGTCGGCTGCTTCGTCTTCAAAAATGTGAGCTTTGTCAGCTTTCAAAAACATTTTAACTCGTGCATCCTCTGTTTCGATGGGATACGCCCTAAGGGACTCCTTCGCGGAGAGTAAAAGTTTACGCTTAGTGCCTGCACTGTGTTGAATCACAGTGTCCTCGCTACAGGGGCTGAGCGTTTTAGACAGGGGACGGAGGTACTTAGCCAAGTCGATTTTCGACCTATACCTCAATCCCGTGTCCAATTGATGTCGTTGTTTCAGGGCCACCACTTCATTGCACACACATCCCTTGTGTGTCCACACGAAGCTGTTGTTCAAATCAGGCTCTCCGTAGTTGAAAAGCTTGGTGGTCCTGCGCGTGCATTCACAAGCGCAATCCCTGGCGTTAATACTGCTGCCAGGCAGGGTTCGGCCGCTTGATGGTTTGCGGCCTACACAGACAGCAGGCAGGGTGCGGAGTTCTCATTTGGGCTTGCCGGGCATTTCAAACTTGCGTTT